AGGCGGAAGCGCATCGCCCAAAGCTGTGAATGAATCCTGCGGTGAATCTGCGATCGCATTTTCATTCCCGAAAGCGTCAACGCTGACAACAGCAAAGTTGTATGTGCTTCCCGTGACCAATAATTTTTCGTATCTAAAGAACTCATTGAAGGTTGATCCGATCTGCGTCCAACTAACACCCGCGTCATCCGACATGAAGATCTTCGCAAATGAATACTTTGACAAATGATAATCTGCCATGATCGGCTTCGCGAAAGATATATCTGTGATGCTTCCGATCGTTCCATCTGCAAGCACAACATTTTCTTCGTCAGCCGAAAGACCTGTGACGTCTGGAATCTCGCGCGTCAACGCAGAATAATCATTGTCAGGAAGTGTGACCGCCGTGTCATCATAAACGTCTGCGATATATTCAATCGCCGTGATCATTGCTTCAAATTCAGAACTGCGTTCGATAGCGACAACACGATAGGGTTTTGTCTGGATGTCCTCAATTCCAACAGCATACACGTCATATGCCGATGGCGCTTGTGAAAAAACGGGTGTCACATTCAGCGTTGTATATGATCCAATCCCATCCGTGACTGTCCGTTCTTCGATCGTGTCGTCGGCGAATCTGACTTCGACCTTGTATGTTCCTGCACCGATCACAACAGTTTGATCTATTGTGACCGCTGATGTTGTTCCTGACACAACACGTCCTGAAGATCCCCATGATGGGACGTCATGCGCAAGATCAATTAGATCCCCAACCTGACAAGCGATCGCATCGATGCCCGCCTTGAAGGTGATGGATCTGTTTATCTTTTGCGCAACCTTCAGCGCATATCTTCCGATTCTCAAAACCTCTGAAAGATTTGTCGTGAACAATCGAAGCTGTCTTTTTCTCTGCGCGTTGCCTGCTGTCAACGATGATTCATCGATGACCGCAATTGTTTCGCGTTCATACCCCTTGTCTTTATCAAGAAAAACAACTTCAATCACGTTCGGCGTTTCCTTGATTGTTTTCCATGTCTGATTGAAACTTCCTTCAATAATATTCCCCATCCCAAAAACTTGAACAGGACTTTCAACTTTGTCAATATGGAACTTGACATTTCCTGCTGAATAAAATGCGAATGCGTTGAACGTCGCTGTCAACTGATTGATCAAATCAAGCGCACGGGTTGAACTGTCGATGACAACATTCAGCGTGAAGCGCTTCTCATATCCGCTATCGCCATCGTCCAATTTATTGTCACAATATCTTGACATTTCCAAGAACTGTGAATCATCAATCAACAAGGTGTCGATGTATTCGCCCAAGCCATATCGGGAATTGACCAACATATCTTTCATGCACCAAATTGGATTTGCGCAATAGGTATCAACGAATGTTGTTTCGTCCCATGTGCATGATGCCCCGTCGGAAAATCGTTTGTATTCACTCGCGCTATCATCCCAATAATAATCTTCCCAAGCGACTGCCACACCTGAATATTTTACATCAGGCGCGGACACCTTGCGCCCTTTGACGATCGCTGTGACCTTTGGCGACATCCCTGACAACTGATCTGTCGCAAGTAGTCGCAAGCCAAGAAGCGCTGTGTTCGGATAGATCATGTCGTCCGTATTGATTTCATCAACCGATGTCAGATATAGATCCCCTGTATTATAGAAACTTGAATTTGCTGAAGTCTTTGTGATTCGGATGTCATACTTTCCTGCCGTCAACCCTTCTTTCCTGAACACCCTGCGGATGACAGATCTTGATTTTCCGCTGATCGTTGTTGATCCAAGATCCGTATATGATCCCGCCGATGTCAGCTTGTATTCAATTTTATATGTGATCGCCCATGCGCCGATCTCTCCCGTTGTGTTGCTTTGTGAAAACAATCCTGTCGAAAGCGACAGCTTCACTTCGAATGCTTCGACGTCATCATCAATCGTTGTATATACATACGCGCTGTCTTTCAATAGCTGAACCCCCACGTTGACGACGTTGTGAAGATCCTGAAAGTGTGCGATGACGCTTTGACTGTTTGTTCCCATCCGCGTGTATTGTTCGATCCCGCTATAGTTAGCAACAGGGTTGTCATTGATCTTGATTCCTGTGATGCTTTCGATTTCCCCTTCGCCAAGAGCAATCAAAGTATTCAGATAATTCTTGTCGCCATCTGTCCAAATGTATTCGTTGATCACGTTCCCGCCGACAAGGTGTTCCCCATAAACGATTGGCATCGGGATTCCAACGTCACGCGTCGTCCTGACGCCTTCCCATCCATACGTCGGAGATCCTTCATCAAGACCTGATCCGCCCGTTGTTCCGAACGATGGCATCGAGGGCGTTTGATATGCCGAATAAACTGAATAAGCCATCATTGCAATCATAGATCCATAAACGATGACATTCGCAATAGCGATCGCGGTTGTAGAAGTGACACCAAATGCTGACACGGCGTATGCAACAAGCGATATCAGCGTTTCGACTTCAACCTTTGGCGTGATGATTATTGCATCCCCTCGCCTGACCTGATGCCCCCAACTCTTGACATTTTTTCCCGTGACAATAACATCAAAAGATTCGAAGTCAATCTTTGGAATATCTTTCAGCGTTGCGAAGCATTCTTTCAGCGACATCCCCGCTTTGTATTCAACGCAGTATTCGCGGACGCCTTCTGTCTTGAATCTATTTGGTATATGTTTTATTTTTATCATTTCAGCTTTTCCTTGAAGCGATAGAATCCTTCTTGTCGGTGAAACCAAATAGGATCATTCAATCGCGTTATGACGACGCCTGCCTTTGTTGCCTGCAAGCACCTGTTTCCCTTTATAACTAACCCCGCATGATTCGCAATGCCTTCTTTTGTTTTATACAAGACGACATCAAAGACGTGCGGGACAGGAACTTCGAACCATTGTTCGTGATAGTGTTCAATAAAATAATCTTTTCCGTGAAGCGCAAAGTCAGCTTCATAATTTATGACATCAACAAGATCAAGTTGAAAGTCTTTATATACGCAAAGTATTAGCCCATAGCAATCCAAACCTTCTTTGGGATCTCGCCCAAGATGCTTGAATCTGCATCCAAGATATTTTGTGACGATTTCATGTTCCATTATCCAAGAACCGTTCTGTTTGGATTGATCGACGGGAATCCCCCAAAGCGCAACGTGTTCGCCAACACCCGACAGCGTGTTCGCGTTTTGTTGCACGTTGATTCAGCGCCATCATATCCGCATTCTGTTGATTTGAATTTCCATCCGCAATAATTTCTTGTATATATTCGGATCGGTAAAGTGATGTCAAGGACATCGAACTTGCTTGTCAGCGTGAACGTGACTGACATTTCGCTTGCCTGATAGCTGTCGATATAGAATATGTCATCGATATATGCGCCCGTGTCCGCCAACTGATTCGCAAAGACTGTTTTGATCGTGACCTTCTTCCCCCTGAAATCATAATCTTCAAGATAGGATTGAATCAGCCTGCTGACATTGGCAAGGACGATCTGAACTGAATCGATCGTCCCCTGACTGTTTTCTGACACTTGCCCCATCTTGATCGGGAAGCGTGAATATGTGACGCCATCAAATGTGATGTCTGTGTCATACTCTGCGAAGTGAAGATCCGTTGATCCGTCATAATCGAATATTGTATATAATCGGATCGGCTGATTTTCAACAGCATTCTTTTCTTCTGTGAATGTAGAATCTAATGATCTCATTATGCTTTCACCTGCAACAGCTTGAAGCTGAAGTCATACAATTCAAACGCTTTGTTCTTAAATGATATTGAATCCGCATCGAACCGAACATCGTATTCCGTTGAATCATTTGGATTTGTCCACGTCAAGGCTTCATACGATCCCTTCTTTGAAATAAACAGATCCCGAATCGCTTCGAATTCCGTTTTTGTCCTGAATCTATAATCAAGAATGAATTGCTTCAATCCTGACGCCCACTTGTTCCGACGCTGTTCATATCCGTTTTCGAAGGATGTGACCAATGTCTTGTGTGTCTGGACTTCTTCATATACAAAATCAGGTGTTGTGTTTAATTCTGACATGATTCCCCCTATCCATACCGACGCATGACGTCGCGGATCTGTGAATTGTTTCTGATTTCTTCAGCGATCGCGCTTGATAGCGCCTTCCTGTTTCTGTAAACATCGGAAGCGTCCCACGCCTGAATGATCTGATTGACCGTGACATTCACGCCACCGCCCCCACCGTCATCCGCAACGCTGTGTTCTGGAATAACTTTTTCGCCCCTATGCAACTGATACATCCCCGTGCGCGGGACATAACTTGTCCCCGTCTGGAATCCCAAGTAACGGCCAAGCGAAGATCCTTCAAGAGCCTTGACCAACATTGCCTTCGCCAATAACTGCGAAAACATTTGCATCATCGCTGTTCCGAATCCCTTGAACACATCCTGCATCCCACGCAATTCGCCCGTGAATACTTTGAAGAAGAATTCGCTGAACGAACTTTGCAACTTCTGTGCCGTTGCTTTCCCCAACTCTGCTGTGAAATCAAAGGCATCTTTTGCAACGACCTTGACGTTCCCTACCCCTGCCATCAGCGCTTCAAGTTTTTTTCTGATAGCATCCCCGCCACCACCGCCACCATCTTCGGACGGCTTTCCTAAAATCTGGATCATGCCAATCAATTCTTCCATTGACTTCTTTTGCTTTTTGATTGATTCTTCTGCGCTGTTTCCCCATCCTTCTGTGATTCTCTGCGCGATCCGATAGCCTTCGCCCATTTCCTTGATCTTATTATTGAATCGCCCATAAAATTCGCTTGCAACTGCAAGTCTTTCGGCGATCCAAGAAAAGATTGATGCAAAGACCTTCTGGACTTCTGTTGCCCCAAGCAGAAGCGACTTCACCCAAAGCGCATCGATCTTGATCAATTCAATCATTACGTTTCCGAACACCTTCTTGAATTCTTCCCAAAAGGCTTTCATCGATTGCAAATATTCCAATTCTGTTTTGCGTTGAACATTGACTTTTGCAAGGATCAATTCACCCGCCCGCATCGTTTCATTCATGAAAGCGGTTCTTCTCTCAACGTCTGTCAACTGCTCAACGGTCTTTCCCAATTCCCCTGCATATGTTTTGTATGCTTTTTCTGCCTGAACAATGATTCCCAAATTATCAAGGATCATTCTGGACTGACGTCCAATACCCATTGCAATGCTGTCAAACATAAAACCAACATCCGTTCCAAACGCCCGCGCTGACGCCCGTGATATCTCCATCATCTTCCCAAGTTTTGAAGGATCAAGACCAAGAATCATCGCCTTCGATGCCTTCTCCATAACCGCCATGCTTGACATCGTTTCCCCTGAAAGTTTTTTCAGGTTCTTGATCATCGATTCTGAATTCACATTGACAGCCATTGAAAGATTTTCGAACGCTTGTTTCTGCTGTTTCGCCCTTGCGCTGAATTCTATCAAGTCAAACGCTTTGCGAAGCGCGATGATCCCTGCTGTGATCGATGCCGTGATAGCCAACCAATTCGCCTTGAACGAAGTCGCAAAAGTTTTCAACCGTGACTGAACGCCCTTGACTTGCGCCGATACTTGATCGCGCAACTTGATCCATAT